GGATCATCGAGGCGCCACCCGCTTGCTGATGAAGAAGTACCCGCCCACGCCGAAGGCCACGACAAGCACGCCCGCCAGCGCCCACTGGATCGGGCCAGTGCCAGAGAACGCCGTGCCGAGGGTGGCGAGGATGCCGGCGCCCCAGCTTACGGTTTCCTTGTCGATGATGGGTGGCGCTACCTTGTCGGCCTTGACGCCCTTCGATGCGACGTGCTCGCCCTTTGCCCACAGGCCAGCCTCGGCGGCGCGGCGGTTGACGAGCCCCTGCATCTTCTTGCCGTCGTTGTTGACCCACTTGGCCAGCTCGCCCGGCACGGCGGCATAGTCCCCCGTGTTCAGCTTCTTGAGCAGGGTGGACTTGCCGAACGCGCGCAGCCCGACGTTGAAGGCGAAGGACACGAGCGCGCCGAACTGGTTGTCGGAAAGCTCAACCTTCACCAGTTCATCGACCTTCGCAGCGGTTTCGTTCAGGTCGAACTCGAGCGCTGCTTCAGCCTGTGCGACTGTGATGGTGAGCCCGCGCGTGACCTTGAGGAAGCCGTCACTGACGTGCCCGTACCCGATGGTCAGAGGGTTCCCATCACGGGAACCAGGATCAGGGTAGGCCGTCAATCTCAGCCCTTCCCAACGCTTCACGTGCTCCAGCGTTTCTTTGTTGATTGTACGGGCCATACTTGGCTCCAATCGCGGTGTGTGGTATGGGTTATTGTTCACGCCGAAGAGGTTGGCATGTCTGAAGAATGGCGCCCGGTTGAGGGCTATGAAGGAAGACTAGAAGTCTCGTCGCTTGGACATGTGCGGACATTGCCAAGCGTGCGGACTGGTATTCGGAATGGCGTCCCGCACTCGCAGCGAAAGCGGGGCGTCGTGATGAGCCCATTTGTGGCGAACAACGGCTACTTGCACATCGCCCCGAAGTTCGGCGTTAGCCGGAAAAAACTTCTGGTGCATCGGCTAGTGGCGAAGGCCTTCGTACCGGGATGGTTTGAAGGCGCAACGGTCAACCACAAAGACGGGCACAAGCTGAACAACCTTCCCGGCAACCTAGAGTGGGCGACACTGGCGGAGAACACTGCGCACCAATGGGCCACCGGGCTGGTCAATATCCGTGGCCAGATGCACCCATCAGCCAAGCTGAGTGATGCTCAGTCCGCGGAAATCATAGCCCGCGGCACGGAAAGCCCAACCAAGCTGGCTCGAGAGTACGGTGTCAGCATCTCGTTGATTTACCAGATACGCCAAGGGCGGAAGAAAGCGTGGCTGTAACCAATCGTCTCGCGGTTGACTGTGCGAGCCATAAGGGATTGCTCCGATGTGAGAGGGGTTAGGTGAAGCGCAGGTAGCCCGACACGAGCCCGTTTGTGCCGCCATCCGCTATGTCGATGGACTGGTTGGACGGCGACGTGTTGTAGATCAGGTAGCCCACATTCACGCTCCATGACGTACCGGCGCACACGACTTCGTTCATCGCTGGGGTATCGGTGAAGGCTGGCCCGCTAGTGGTATTCACCGAACCAAAGGCGAACACTATGAGCGGGGTTGTCACGCCGGATACGGTGACGGTTTGGGCCACGGGGTTACCGGTCGTGAGTTCCGAGTTCCATGAACCGTTGACGATTGAGTTGACGGTCTTCGATGGCCTGAAGATGAGGATGACCTTGCGGTCCGTGTCATTCGAGAAACTGGGGCTCGTGCCCAGGTCTCCCGCCACCAGTTTTTTATAGTTGACCTTGAGACGGGCGACATCGACGCCGCCGTACTCGCTGTAGGCGTTAATTGCCGTTGACCATCCTGCCGGAGTGACGGACGTGATGGAGCCCGGCCCCGTGTTGAACGCGCCATCGAAGACAACTGCCACATCGCCAGCTTCCGCCGCCGATGGAATGAGGACTGTGTTGGTTGAGCTTGTGCCGCTCGCCGCCAGAGAAAAAGTAAGGGCTGCCGAGCCTGACCACATCATGCCCATGCCGGAACCGGGTAGAGGCATTACGAAAAGGCCTTGCTCAGTGACGCCGCGATGCGCGTCGAACTGATGACGTAATAGAACAGCAGGTCTTCCGCAGCGGCCGATGTGGAAAGAACCGGGGCAGTACCGCCGGCAAACTCCCAGTTGGTGCCGTATGCCAAGGTTCTGCTTCCGGTTGCGTCCTGAACGATGCGGATGACACCGGATCGCTGCGCCACCGTGTTGGTGGGATTGCCGAGGGTGCGATTGCCGCCCAAGGTGACAACGGCGTTGATGAACGTGGACATGTCCACGGCGATTGTCGCCGCGTCCGTCAACGTCACTTCGGCAGCGGCGGACCACACACCATCGGTATCGAGCAGCTTGTCCGACGTATTCGCGCGGTAGTTCGCCGCCGACGCCACGTCCGCTGCAATCGTCGGGTTGCCAGACACGCCGTCGCCGTTCGTCACCGTCATGCCGGTGCCGGCCGTGATCGTCCGCAGCGCCCATGTGTTCGTCGTAGTGCGAGCCAACAAGCCGGTGCTGCTAAGCGCCTCGATTGCCGTCAGGTCACCTCCAACGATGGATGCGCCAGCGAGCAAGGGGATAGCGTCAATGGTTTCCAGCGTCACCCCAGCCGAGGTCGTCAACACAATCTTGAACGGGTCGGTATCAACGAAGATTTCCGCGAACGTGCCCGACGTGTCGGCAACGACCGGATTGGCGTGCGGCGTGGCCTTGGCCGCATCCTGGTAGACCGTGATCGGCGTAGTGGTGCCGCTCTGGTAGAAGTAGAGCTTGGCCCCTGAGTAGACCGCGCCGTTGGCGTCAACCCGCTGGAAGTTCGGGGTAAAAAGCTGGGTCATCGGACCACCCATTCGTTTGTATCGGCGTTGTAGGTGCGGTCGCCCGGCCTGAGGCTGGACGTAGAGCTGCGGATCGTGGAGCCAGACGAGCCAGAGGACGACGAACCGCCGCTGTAGCTCGCGACCTTGCCAACCTTCGTGTAGCCACTGCCCGAGGGATTGGCGACGTAGACGTACCCGCCTGCCTGGTAGAGCTTTGGCGTGCCGACGGCTGGCGAGGCGGCAGGCGTGCTTGCCTTGGGCCTGGAAACCACGATGGGGTTCGTTGCGGGCAGCGCAGCAGTACGGACGCCCGGCGACATGGTGGCCGGCATCGGTGCCATGACATTGGCCATGCCCGTTCCAGCAAGGGACGACATTGCATTACGCTGGGCAGCGCTGAGGCCGGCGCCGGGCGCGGAGAGGGTTGCGCCACCACCGGCCGGAGGGGACACTGGAACCACGCTGGCTGGCTTGGCCGTCGTGATGGGCACCGATAGCTTGATGCCTGCCCCTGTGTCCGGCTTGCCCAGCGTAGCGCCGCCGAACAGCCCACCAAGGAACCCGCCAGCCTGACCGATCAGATCGCCGCCAGCCTTGGCGACGGTATCGATCACTGGCTTGCCGGCCGCAACTGCTGCATCCTTGCCGGCAGTGATAGCCTCGCCAACCTTCTCGCGAACGACCCCGCCGGCTACGGTATTGGCGTTCATCTCCTTGAGGATGCTGGGTGCGGCCTTGATGAGCTTGCCGGTGCCGTCCCCGTTGTCCTGAACGGTCCAAACGTTGCCGCTGATAACCGCGGTATCCCCGACCTTGGCCATCTTGCCACTGTCGAGCTTGACCATCTTCGGGGCAACGGAAGCCGTCTTGGTTTCAGTCGCGGCTGAAACTGCGGCGGCCGGGCGCGCATCGCGAGGCAGCGGGACCGGAGCTGGCGCCCCCTGCTTCAGCGCATTGAGGTCAGCGAACGCCGCGCCATTGCCCACAGGGTCGAACTTGGGGCCGGGGTTGAGCGTACCGGGACTGAACGACCGCGGGTTGCCGAGCGCTCCCACGCCCTCGTCCATAGCGATAGCGCGGGCCTGAACCGGCGATACGTCGAGTGGCGGCTGGTTGGCCGTCAGAGCCTTGCGCTGAGCCTCGGTGACATTGGCCAGGTCGTTCGGCAGGCGGGGCGTAATGTCGAGCCCTGCCTTCCCCACCCTTAGCGGGTCGGAGAGCTTGCTGGCGCCGGCCGACATGCCGAGCTGCAACGCACTGGCGGGGGCCATGCCGGATGCCGTGGCCTTCGACGCCTGCATGGTCTGGTACTGGCGTGCGGTGGCCAGGCGCGTGCGTGCCGCCTGCAGGGCGGGAGAGATTGTCTTCGGCTGCGGGCCAAGTTCGCCGTAGCCTCGAGCGGCGGCGTTCTTGTCTTGGATGGCCATAAGGCCTTCTGTGCCGCCCAAAGGCGCTAGCTGAGCCTCAATCGGCGTTAGGCCATCGACTGTGCCGTGATAGTGCGTGCTGTTGCCATATCCGAGCTTTGGGCCGTCTAGGGCGTTGATCCAGCCTTGGTTCGCAGCGTCGGAGTATTTCGGGTTGGCGTAGTTGAGATTGCCGCCGACGCTCGACGGGGTTCCGCTCCGCCGTGCGGTCACCCAACTGTTGACGATGTTGGGCAAGAATGCCGGGATGGCACTGTCGGGGACCTTATCCACCGAACCGTATACATCGTAGCCGCGACCGGATGGGCCATTGATGGCGCTGAATTGGTTCTTTGCGTTGGCGACCGACTTAACGCTATCGCCCCAATTACCGGAGGCGACGCGGTTGAGGACTGTATCGACAATGCCGTGAACTTGAGCGGTATAGTCTTCAGGATGGGACCACGCGAGCTTGTGATCTGCCTCGGTCGCCACAAGACGAACAATAAGGTCGATATCCTTGTTTGTCAGCTTGATCGGGGCCATGTAGTTCCCTGGGGCGTTGAGGAGGTCAAGGTGACAAGGTTTTTCATCGCGCCGTTTATGGTCGCGTTGTTCAGTTTCAGCCCGGCGCTTGCCGAGGACTGTAAGTTTTCAGATGGGGCCGCAGTGCTGCAGTTCGCCTCGCCAACCGAGGTGTCAGTTGACGGCGAGCTCGATTACACTTGTGACACTTCGTCGGCGGGCACCGGCGTCTCAGGCCGAATGGCTCATTGCAGCGACGGCTTCGAAGGCCCGATGGTCTACAACGACGATCAGTCCATCACTTTTCGCGATACGATATGGAAGCCGACGTGTGACGATACCGACGTCCTCGGCCTCATGGGCAACTGATGCCGAGGCCCGACGAGTGGACTGACACGATACTGACCGCTCTAGGTGTCATCCAGAAGCGGCTGTATTGGATCGGCGTGGGCGTTTGGTTCCTAGTGCTCTTGGTCGGCGGTCCGATGGTCGCCAAGCAATTGGGCTTGCACCTTTGGTGGATGAGCTAGCGAAGCGGTAGGTTTCGAACCCAGGCTGCCAGCATCCCGAGGAAGAATGTTCCGCCCGCCGCGTGTGAGGTTTCCGACACGGGCGGAACGTACCCAAGGCACCAATAGACGAAGGTCAAAACGGCAAATCCAAGAGCGCTGGCTGCGCCCCAGACCATAGGGTCGGCTGACTTCGGTTTGAGCATGCTCACAAGCTATTCATCGCCGCTTCCCGGCGCAAGTTCTTATAGTCGCGGGCACTGTCATTCTGGTTCGCCGCTTGTCCGACATACAGGGCCGCGCCGCTGCGGGCGGGGTTGTAGGCCGGAAGCGTAGCGCCGCCACCAGTGGCCACGTTACGGCGAAGGCTGGCGATCTTGCCCTTAGTGATCTTGTCGGCAGCGGCTTTCGACAGGATGCC